CTAGTATTTTCTTCTTGGTTCTTCATATTCTAAAGCTTGGTGGCTATCACCTATACCTTTAGTAGTCGGGTCTTGAATCACACCAGTTAATACTAAAAATCCTAATATAGCGTTTAAACCGTCTGTTAATTGCTCTGTATAAACTTGGATATCATACCCAATAGCTTTTGCGATGTTTTGAGCAAATAAAAAGATAGCTGACAATATCGCTACCCAAAATGATTTTTGTTTCATTCTAATTTTCCAATTAATCATATTCTTATCTCCTTTTACCCAAAATAAAAAGACGACTAATAAGCCGTCTATTTGATATTTATATTATGGTGTGTTAATTTATATATAGAAAAAGGGCAACATGCGCAAACATGTTACCCTAATGAGCCCGTTAAAAAGACGGTGGCTATTTTAGATTAAAGATTAAATTAATAACCATTTAACCATCGAAACCAGCCAAAGTTAGCGATGGTTATTTTTTATTGCTTAATTCAATAAGCTTGATTACTAGACCTATCAATGCAATAAGGAATAAACCAAACTGCAACATGGTACTAATTGTAATCATTAGGCATCTCCTTTCTAAAGATTTCAGTAATGCCAACATAGGCACCACCTCCTTATACTCAGATAGCCACCATCTATCCAACTTGCTCACTTCTGCATATTACCATAATTACAACAATAAATAAAAAGCCAGTGCCGATGCACTGACCAAAAACATTATTTACATTTACGACCATACAAATAACATGACAACCATCTTGCCCAACTCATTATGTCCACCTCCCTTAAGGTAATAACGCAGTAATTGATGCAGTAATGACTGCAATCATAACAATTGTTACAAGCGCCCATATGGCACCTACGAGCCATTTATTTTGGGCGAGTGTCTTTTCTTCATTTTTTTGCGCAACATCTACTTGCGTTTGATATCTTTCTTCAATTCTGTTTAATATCTTTGTTTGCTCTAAATTCTCATCTACAACTTTATCTTGCTTATCTTTAAGTTCTTTATGAGATTCTCTTAGTTCATTATGATGTTGCTTATGTTCCTCTCTAAGTTCAAGCACATGATCAGCTGTTTCGTTTGCTAGTATTTCAACATCATCAACACGTTCAACTAATTCAGAAAGCTCTTTTTTTATTTTCTGAATATCATCCAAAACTACACCTACTTTCTAAGAAAGCTATGAGCGTAATGCTCATAACTTAGTATAGTTACATTATTTCGCTATCAACTGATTTATCAGATGACAAGTCAGTTCTATCCACAACTTCTTTCACAACTTTCACACCGTTTTGATTGCCTGTTAATTGATATAAAAGATTTAAAGTTTCAGCAATCTTTTTAGCGTTTTCCTCAGATTTAAAATCTTGTGCATAACTTGCTGAATCGGACGTTGTAAAACTGCCTACAAAATCTTGATACAAAACGCGCTCTGTTCCCTCTTTGTCAATTTGTACTAAAATAAATCTCTCTGTTTTTTTGATAATTTCATTTGCCATATTAAATGACCTCCTTAAATTTTTGTATAAAAATAGTGCCAAGGATTACTCTTCCTCAGCACTTTTGCTTTTTTCATTTTGTTCTTGTATATATGCTTTTAACATTGCATTTTCTTGTGTTAGTCTTGTGATTTCTTGCGATAAATAGTGAATTGTATATTGTGGATTGGCTTGTAAACCTTGATTGCTATCATTCATTTATTAATTCCTCCAGTTTTTCGATTTTTGATTGCTGGTTTTTAATAATAGGTATTAAATGAACCCAAAGTCTATCGTATGCGATACCTTCGATTTCTCCGTTGTCATCATAAATAACAAATTCATTAAATCCTAATTCTTCAACCTCTTCCGCTATTAAGCCAGTATGTCGACTAAGTTTAAAAGTATCATCAGATAACTTTTTACCACTTTCCAATTCTTTAGCCATTATTTCCGATTCATATTTGTCAAACCATGTACGAATTGGAAGCTTTAAAATCTCTTTTGAATGACTGAACTGATCGTCTTCATTGATATATTGATTTTCGATTGAAATTTTATACTTTTTGGCAGAAGTAGCACGCCCAATTGTTCCAGCAGAAGTAATGTGTAAGTTAGCAGGTGCTGAATAAGTACGCTTATAAATAGAATTAGAAGCGACTCTATCGCCAGCATTATCAGAACCTACCGCCAATAAATCATAACTTTGAATGCTAACGTAACTATTTCCATCTCTTCGTTTAACTAAGTTGAATTTGCCCATACCTGACTCAATTGTAGTGTCTCCGCCTGTAGCATAGTCACCATTAACGACTTGAACCAATCCTTTATTGCTACGTTTAGAAAATCTTAATCCAGCACCGTACTTATAGTTTTCATCTGAACCAAACATGATATAACCGTCAGTTTCGTATGCACTATCAGCGTTTGATAATGTGAATGCGAATCGGTTTAAACCAGGTTTATTTTTGGTGTTCGGAGATAAATATATCGGTGCTTCTCTACTTTCAATATTAGCTGAAGCATATGAATCGATAATAATTCGGTTGTAGTCAGATGTTAAAGCGACTACACCGCCATAAGAATTGATTGTTATGCCATTCATACCGCTATCACTGTAAGTTTTATCCCACCATTGAATAGTACCGGATGAACCTCCGTCTTCGCCTTCTCCATCAATATATGTTGAAATACCAAAATGTGACATATAAAGTGAACCGCCTGCGGTATTATTTCTAAACCTTAGATGTCCATCTTTAAGACGTGTGAATATATCATCGGTTGATCGTTTGCCTTTCCAAGTTCGTTGTACGATTCCGCCAAGTTCAATAAAATCATTTTGAACTTGTACATAACGGTTAGCATTTCCGCCTTTAATACCAATTCTATTCACATTGATGTCAAGACCTTCATTTGATAAGTTTAGGCTATTAACAATGTCATTTTTACCAACTTTGTTATTAATATTATTTGCGACTACATTAAATTCTCTATTCGCTGTTATATCAACTTTATCGCCACTAATTTTCACGCCATCTTTATCAATAGTATGTGAAGTAATCGCCCCATTTTCGTCATACCTTAAATAGATGCCTTTCATAGCATTTACAGTGATGTCTGCTAACACTCTTGATAGTGTTCTTTTAGAAGCATTAAACTCTTCTTTTGTAGTTCTTAATTTGATTTCCTTACCATTTTGTATAATTTGAGAACCATAGCGAGTCAATGTTTTCCTCTGTGCATCTGTGCTTTCTTTGACCTTGTTGTCTGTATAAGCATTAGCTTTCTTTTCAGCGTTTCTAGCCTTTAGTTCTGCGTTTTGTTTTGCCTCTTCAAGTTTAGCTTGAGCATCTTGTATAGCGCGTTGCTCTTCTTCCGAAATTTTACCATCAGCATACGCTTGCGATTCCTTCTCTTTAAGATCATCTTGAGCATCAATGTATGATTTTAAAGCTTCTTGCGCTTCTTGATTTGCTTGTTCAATACTTGCTTTAATCTCAGGATTATTGGACAAATCACTTAACTGGTCATCAGTATATTGTTTTTGTTCTTCCAATCCGTTTCGATATTCGTTTAACGTAACTTTATCTTTGATTTCACCTTTTAAAGTCGTTCTCTCAGCTTCAGCAGTATCTAAACGTTCAACAATACCGTCTTTGTCTGTTTTATAGTCCGATGTTTTTACATAGTCACGTAATTGTTCTTTTGTGGATTCTCTAGCTGCTTCAATAGCTGATTTAACAACATTAGGTTCTCCGACTAACTGCAAATCTTCATTCACCGTTAAACCAAATTTTGTTGCTATTATTTCCAACGCTTCTTTATATTTTTCATCAGTGTATTGTGACTGTAATAATTTAAATCTATCTGAAATGGCGATTTTGACATCTTCTACATCTGTATAAACATCTTGTAATTTCTTTCTATACTCAAGAAATAAAGTTTTTGTATCTACCAACCGACCAATCGTTGCAGTTTCGGGTGTCATAGATTCTAAATTATTTTTAATTTGATTATAAACATCAATCACAGCGTCTAAACTTGCTTGTAAGTCCGCTTTCAAATCATTATCTACTAAGTACTCGCTATTCAGTAATTCTGTAGCTTCTGACAAAAGACTAGCGTGTTGTATAGATAAATTAATAAATATATTGTTTAATTCACTGAATAGCGCTTTCTCTCTTGTTATACCACCTAATTTTTCAACATCATTTGGTGTTTCTTCAATCCATCGACCATTCCAATATCTACGCAAGACAGCAACATCAGGGTTACTTGTATCATACCAAAGCATATCATTGACTGGATTTTCTGGCGGTGTATCACTTTTGTGTATTTTGCGTTCAAAGTATTCTAATTCACTATCTACAACATCTTTTACTATAGTGTTGATATTGCTAATATTATCGTTTAACTTTTGATGTATTATGTTCAATCGCTTGTTAAACTCTTCTCGTAATTCTGATTCTTTGAACTCTTTAGGTTGACCGAATGTATATGTGCTATTTTCTGAAATTATGTTATATTCTTCGGCAATAACTTCTGCCTCTACATACAATGGCGGGTTAAAATCTCTATGTTTTACTCTGACTGTATCACCAATTGATATAATCTCGTGCGGATACGTAACTTCCAAATCAGTAGAAGTAATCTCATATGACATAACTGCCGACTTACGTTTATTTAACTCTGTTTTGGCTAAAGAACGCAACCGTGTTTCATTCATATTTTGATCATCTGATTGAGGTTCGTATATTCCCCAAATATAACGGGTAGGTAAGTTGAATTGACTTTGTGCTTCGTCATCTGTCACAACTAACTCTAAACGCTTTCCTTTGTCGTTTTCGGGTCCCACAGCAATTAATGCTGTTTTGATTTCTGACATATCAATCTTCCTAGTTAACCCAACCAAATCTTTACCATACTCAATTTCTTTACCTTTGAATAAGCTGTTTTTCTTTTTGAGTACCACATATCTACCTTTGACGGTATTAGAACTAAGCTCTATATAAAAATCCAATACCATTTTATAGGTTGTACATAATTGCTTTAAAACTTCATATCTAGTTTGATAAGAAGTCCATGACGTAGTACGTAAGCCATCGTATTCGGTTTGTTCAGAAACTTCCCAACCTGTATCACTCAACACATCTTTCAATGCTTCTGAAGTTATCTTTTTCTCAAATTTGCCTGGTGCATACGGTTTAGCTGTTGTTATATCAGCAAGATAAGACGCTATACATTCTATCTCTGTGTAGCCGTCCATCGTATCTTGAACCCAGTTAATAATAAATTCACGCCATTGTTTGTTTGAATCCCTTATAATAACACGATGTCGTTCACGGAACTTTTCAGCTCTTTCTGATGATATGAGCAGTTCAAGCATTTCTGAATTGTCATTAACATTACGTTTATGAATCGCTCTAACTAAGGAAGGGTCATCAGTAGAAAGGAAATCTATAATCTTGTCGTTAAAATCTAAAACATGTATCACACTCTCATCTCCTTTCTATAAATATCTATCTTGCCATTTAACCGTCGTATCAAAGACGTTTTCAGGTTGTATGATTAATTCACTGTACCCAGAATCAACATTGAAATAATTACTTCCAAACGATTTCTCGCTCAACATTGGTTCCTCATTGATGACAACACTTTTTGCTTGCATATCTATTTTCACTAAATCACCTTTTTGTATAATGACATCCCTTGCGCCTTTCGGTTTCGGTAGAATCTCCGTATTGAATGAACCTAATCCATTCATCTCCATCCACTTATAACCGTTATACTTCGCACTATAGATAGCTATGATAGAAGCTGGACGCTGATAAAACTTACCGCCATCTATCCACTCTTTCTCATCCATATCAATAGGTTTACGTCTATCTGGGTCTTTAATGTGATCAAATTTCCAAGTTTTAATAGAAAATTTATTACCTACTCTTCTGAGCCGCATATAAACAACGATTCTGTCCAAGTTATACATTATCGGTTTATTCTGATAGTCGTATATCTTTTTGGGGTCTCCTTTTTGGTTATACAACGTAACAACAATATGTCCTATTTTTCTATCATGATATTTATTTTCATAACCAATAGAAGCAAGTAACTTACCATCACTATCATAAATATGTTGTGCTGTTCTTCCGGCACCTTTACCTTTTTGTTCAACAATACATTTATAGGTAATTTGAAAATCTGTCATCGCTTTAGGGAGCCCTCGTTTCGTGCCAGCACCAACCCAACCTTTTGCATCAGGAAAATTAGTTGCTTTATATCCTTCGCCAAGATTGGATATCACAAAGTCACCGCCGACCTTACCACCTAAATCATTACTTGGAATATCTTCAGTAATCATCTTAGTCCAACCTTTGAAATCACGAAACTCACTATGATAAACAGGAGGCATGTAATCCTTAACTTCTTTGGTTACCTCATCATCACCAACCATAAAATAATCTTCATCATTTTTAGTGATCATAAAGTAACTAGATGGTTTAATTGCTCGGGCTTCAACAATTAAAGGAGTGTCAGCAGTCCCACTATTTACAACTGAAACTTGGTCTGAAATCGCAGTATTTTTATTTCCTGTTACTGAATATTTGTAAGGGTCTGTTAGTACTACTTTGATAGTGAACTTCACTGAACCTCTTGGGTTTTTCGGTAATTTTAATGGTCCATCAAAGTATGCAAACCAATACCAGTTTTGAGATTTGAATTTAAGTTTTTTCGGCTTTAAATTGTCAATATCAAAAAATTCAACTAACTCTTCCAATATATCGTCATGCGTTTTTTGTCCACCTGGCGCCAAGACTTCATTTCTAATTATTAGAGGTAATTCAAATTCGATATCATTTAGATAACGAGCTTTAGCAATAGAACCTGTTCTACCTTTCACACTTTCTTTTTCAGTAACAAAATTAAAAGAGGGTATCTCAAACCCTCTTTGTACAACTAACCATTCAATGGTTTTATTGTCTATTTGAATTGTATCTTGCATTAGATTATCGTGCCTCCTCTTCTAAATCTAACTCTTGTAGATTCGTGACGCTCTCGTTTATCGATAGAATTATTTACCTCATCTTCAAACACATACTTATTAATAACTGGTTCGTAATCCTTATCTGCAATAACTTGATTAGACTCAACCAAACTAACCAAACAATTAATAACCGCATCCAGTTTATTCTCCAATGTATGAATATAGTTTGTATCACTATTACTTATACTTGGATTTGGTAAGTTGTTTGGTCGCTTATTTTTAGAGCGGTTATCAATATCGTTAGCAGCTAAAGCTAATAATTTGTGTGCTTCGTTCGCTCTACTTGGATCAGTAGGTATTATCCACTCTGGATATCCTTCTTCCCCTAAGTGGTACAATCCGTTATAGACTTTGCCACCAGTAGCATATGCGTAATCACCAGCGCGTTTGAACGCAGCTCTCCATGAGCCTGTTCTTGGTACCCATTTACCCACAATATATCTCATAGCCGATATAGCTTGATGAGTTGGGTTGAGAGGATTATTGTAACCCGACTTTGCGTACGCTCTAAATGAAGGATCTATCATTTGGAACATACCTCTTGAAGGTATACCAGCTCTTGCGTTGCTATCCCAATTATTGACTGCATTAGCTGTATAATTGGATTCACGACTCGCAACACGCATCATCTCGTTAGTAATCCAACTCGCCTTATACCTTCCTCCTAAAATATTTTGAGCAGCCTTAATAGCTCGTCTAGCATTAGCTGCACCATTACCACCGGGTGTACTTTTGCCGCCCCCATTATTCTTTCTTAACCACGGTAACGGGTCTCTATGTCTTCCATTCCAACGCATCTCATAATGTAAGTGAGGTCCTGTACTAAACCCCGTATTCCCCGATATACCAACAGTCTGGCCGACCCTAACTTGTTGACCAGTTTTAACTTTATATTTAGATAAATGTGCATAAATAACTTCTAAGGCGCCCTTTACAATTTTCACCCATTTTCCATAACCACCATTATGAAAAGGCATAACTTGTGCTCTACCATTAATGGTTGATGGAACAGGTTCGTAAATGTAATCAAAATCCAGACCTTCATGGAATGGGCGTCCGGTTTCTCGTGTATAAGCAGCAGTGTGACCGTATAAGTAACGTAATTTATTCATATCTAATACACCGCCATCACCCGACTCTGCGAAAGCATCCTCAAGCCACTTGATTGCACTTTTCTTAATCTTAGACCATGCAGCTTTTGTTATATCGCCAGCAATACCCATACCTTTAGTTAGAGAACTGAAATCAACTCCAAACGCTTGAAGTACATAATTTAAAAGTTTGCCTGGATTATCGATAAAGTCCATGACATCACCAACTTTATCGCCAAGCCACTTTGTACCTTTACCTATTTGATCTTTTGTCCAGTTAAATGCCGATGATGCACCGGATTTAATATCTTTCCACATAGTACCTATGCTAAATCTTGGAAGCGTTCCATTTAACATTGAATAAGTTTGTGCGCCGTTATATACTTTTGAACCTTTAGGTAAGTACGCTGTCGTATCTGTATTAGGCGTAAGTACCCGTTTGCCATTAGGGAATTCAATCATTTCATTTCTGAAACCATTCGGACCATTTCCACGTCCTTTATCCCCAACCGTAGCGAACGTATCCCGCGCAATCTTACCGTTCTTAACTAATCTTGTAGTAGTATGCGTATGTTCAGTACCAGTGTGTAACTTCGGTATTTTGTCCATACCCAACTTACCACCGACCCAGTTTAAACCTTCAATTAATTTATTAAGACCTCTTTTAACAGCGTCTACCATACCACCGATATGATCTTTAATTTTACCAATGATAGATTTTAAACCGTCACGCATGCTTCCAAAGATGTTACGCACTCTATCCCATAAGCGACCAGCTATACCTACAGTGTTATCTTTAATAGAGTTCCAGATGTTTGACATCCAATTTCTTAATTTAGTAAATATATCTTTCGTCGCATTCCATAAACTTGTGAATTTAGACCTTACACCCGTAAATAACGAATGAGCCTTGCCGACGGTATTGCTTTTGATATTATTCCACGTACTAGATAACCAGTTTTTCATATTAGTGAAAATAGATTTAACACTATTGAATAAGAAACCAAAAATACTTTTTGTTGCATTCCAAATTGCCGATAATGATTTCTTGAAAACGCCTATTATAGCAACCCATATAATAGTTATTAAACCTTTAAGTAATCCACCAAAGTATCTCACTACACCTAGAATTTTACCTATAAACCACAGTTGTATTAAATTCCAAATTAACTGCACAGTACCTTTCAGTATCATTACAATGCCGTCCCAAACGCCTCGCCAGTTTCCTGTGAAAAGACTAGAGAACACTTTGATAATACCCAAAATAATATTAATAGCCCCTTGTATTACACCTTTGATATTTTCCCAAGTGCTGACAATCAAAGCTTTAACCGCCGGCCAAATAAATTGCATCACTTGCCAAATCGCAAACATGATTGGTTTAATAATAAAGTTAAAAATAAATTCAAAGGTTGCTTTAATGAAACCAGCTATATTTTGCAAAGCTTGTGTTATTTCTGAGCCGTTCTCTTTCCAGAAAGAGGCTAATTGAGCGCCTATCTCTTTGGCGAAACCAACGATTGCATCAACTACTTTAAAGAAAGTTGTTCTAATCGTATTAACTACATTTTGTATTCCTGCTACAGTTTCGGGTGGAAATATCTTCTCTAGGGTAACCGCGCCTTTACTATCACCTTTGAATAAATCAAAGAAACCTTGTAACGCTAGTTTAGCTGCTTTAAATGCGTTTGCTACACCAGAGATTGCCTGATTTACAATATTTCTAAAAGTTTCTGAACGTTTATAAGCTTGATAGAAAGCTATGCCAATACCAACTAATGCACCTACAATTAATGTTATAGGCAACGTTAAACTTGATATCGACACACCTAAAATCGGAAATAGTTTAACAAGTGATGCGATTTTAGTTCTTAAAAACGCGAATAAACCACTAGCTTTATTAACGTTTATTAACAAGGGTCCTAAAACTGTCATTGCATTCCCCATCACGCTGATAAATAAACCGAACATAAAAACTAAAGGACCTAAAACTGCTACAAATAATCCAAACCCAACAACCGCTAATTGAATTGACGTTGGTAATTTAGTAACCCATGTCACTACTTTGCTAAAAGCACTTACTATAATCTTTAGTGCTAGTTCTATTCTGTCATAAATCGTTAGGGCTAGTTCTTCTAATTGCGACCTTAAAGTTCTTAATTTCCCACCTAAACCAGATTCCATTGTATCGGCCATTCTTTTAGATGCGCCGGTAGATGAATCTATAGATTTGGTTAACTTTTGATAGTCTTCATCAGAAGCATTTATAATCGCTAATGCTCCTGACATCGCTTCTTTACCAAATATTGTAGCTGCAGAACTAGCTTGTTGGTCTTTTGAAAGATGTTTAAATTTTTCCCTCAGTTGGTCTAAAAGCTTTCGCATAGGAATCATTTTCCCATTACTATCTGTAATAGATATTCCTAAGCGTTCCATTTCATTCCCCATAGCTCTAGTTGGACTTGAAAGATTGGTGAACATTGTTCGTAACGCTGTACCTGCTTTTTCACCTTTGATACCAGCATTACTCATTAAACCTATCGCAATAGATGTATCTTCAATCGTGTAACCTAACGCACCTGCTACAGGAGCGACATATTTAAAAGCTTCTCCGAGCCCTCTAACATCCGTATTTGCCTTCGAGCTAGTTTGTGCTAAAACGTCCGCAAAATGACCACTATCCTTTGCTTTTAAACCAAATGCCGTTAGTCCATCTGTAACAATGTCACTTACTGCTCCCAGTTCTTCGCCAGATGCTGCCGCTAAATCCATAACTCCGCTTAAACCTTCCATCATTTGCTTAGAATCCCAACCAGCAAGTGCCATGTAATTTAATGCTTCAGCCGAATCTGATGCACTAAATTTTGTTGTTGCACCCATTTCGCGAGCCTTTTTCTTCAAAGCTTCAAACTCTTCCCCAGTAGCACCTGAAGTTGCTTTAACTTTTCTCATACTGTCATCGAATTCAATACCTTTTTTAGCTGCTACAGCAAACCCAGCAACCACCGGCGCAGTTACATACATAGTCATGTTACGGCCTACATTTTTCATACTGTTACCAATTTCTTGAAGTTTAGGACCAAAATTATTAAAGTTGGTACCAAGTTTTCCCATTGCAGTATTTAATGCTTTCTGCTCTCTTTGCATGTCTTTTAATTCTTGTGTGGCTTGGTTTAACTCTCGCTCATATTGGTTTAATTTAGCGTAAGCTTCATTGTATTTAGCAGCCGCAGCTTGTGTCTTTGCACTGTTTTCACCAGTTTCTTTACTAAGTTTGTCATAACTATCTTTCAGCTCTTTAGTAATCTGGGCTTGAACTTTTTGTTTTTTACTCAAACCTTCGACTTTTATCTTCGACTTTTCTAATGAATTATCATATCTAGAAAATTGTGATAAATTAGCCGAAAGCTCACGCGAAACCATTTTCATTTGCCTATTTAAACCTGTCACACCTCTATTGAATCCAGAACCATCTAAATCAACCTTTATGACCATATTACCTATAGGATTAGGCATTTAAAAACCTCCTTTCTTCCAAGATGTAAATAAAAAATCAACCTTTAAAGGCTGATTAAAAAATATCTTTAAAACTTTTCGCAGTTCGCTTTGTTTCAATCTTCGATTCGACAATGTCTAAAAAGAAGTGTATCGGCATGTTAGCCACTTTTTCTGCATCCATGCCTTTTTCTATCAAATCTTTAGCTATTTTCCTGTAATTGTTGTAGACAGCTTCAGGTGTTAAATCTTCTTTTCTTATTTCTGATTCTCTGTCACGAACTTTTTTGTATCGCTAGGTTCCCCACCTGTAATTCGTCCAATTAACTGTCCAATCTTTTCAATACCTTCTTGACCATTTGGTAATCCTTTTTGAAGTTCTATACTGGTAAATTGATTATCAAAAGCTTCAACGATGAAATCCAAAACTTCTTCTAATACTTCCATTTGTACAGCCATGTTGTTTTCGTATTCTTCTTGCTTGTTTTTGTATTCTTCCTGTTCTGTCACACTTAAGTTATTAAATTCTTCTTCTGTTAGATCTTTAAAATCAGCCCCCTTAAAGGCTTTGTTAAGTTTCAAACCTAATTTTGAACCTTGAATTGTTTCAAACAAAGTAATAATCGGCTTCGCTAAATACTTTTGATATTGCGGCTTTCCTGTTTTTGTAAATCCTGTAATTAATTCAATTGATGTACGTTCCATTATTAAATTCCTACTTTCTTTTTAATTTGGCCAAAATAAAAAGAGGGCGTTAAGCCCTCAAAACTTACATTTCTAAATTAGATTGTACTGTAATTTGCACAGTATCAGTTTGCTTTCCTGCAGTCGCTGTAACGGTCGCATTACCTTCCGCCAAACCTTTAACGAGGCCAGTTGATGTTACGCTAGCATACGTTTGCCCCTCAGTCACTGCATAAGTTACTTTCTGTCCAGATGGTTCGGTTGTGGCTGATAGTTGTTTAGTAGCATCAACTTTAACTGTAACTTGTTCATCAGTGACGTTTACAGAAGTGACTTCAACTTTTTCTGTTTTTTTCATTTCTTTTTCTACAGGTTCCATATTTTGTTCTCCTCGACTAGACATGAATTCATCATAAGTTTTACCAAATGTTTCCATGAATACATAATCGCGCCCTGTAGTGCTTCCTTTTTTATCATAGCCAGTAACATGCGAGCTCTCATCAAACAAACGATCAATAAAATTGCCTTCTACGTCGTCATTCTGGAATTCAACTTTATCTTGTTTTGTTTGCCCTTTGATGCTTGAACGAGTGAATTTACCTTTGAACAAGCCAACCCATTCTGAAGACTCATCATGATTACGTCTTTCAAATACAATCGCTACATCTGGCGGGATATCCTTAGCTCCATATTTATAACCACCTACACCTTTTTTAGCGCCATTCAAGAACGCCTTATCGTCAGCAGGAACAGTAACAAATGTTGTCTTAACACTTAGTTTACCATTAGATACAGCAGTTGCTGCGACCATATCATCCCCATAATCTTCCTCGGTATCTTGTGGACGGTCTACTTCAATTTCTTTTAAGAAACGAATACGTGTGCCAGCTCCAGTTTCCCATTCATTTTCTGTATCTTTTAAAATAGGTGCATAATAAAAGTTTGATACCCCAATTGCGATACCCGAAACTCCTGTATCTGCAAAATGTTGTAAGTTTAATTTTAAAAATCTTGGTGCTTGTTTCAATTTTTCAATCATTTAATTTTCCTCCAATTTCATTGATAAAATCGAGCCTTTTGCTCTTATAATATGTCTGAATGACATGACGTCACTCTCGTATAACGGTTCTCTGTAATAACATTGAAAATTTATCACTTTGAGTAACTCAACAATTTTTTCTGCTTGCTCGTTCGGTTCATCTTGAGACCACCAAACATCAATTTGGTAATGGTATTCTCTTGAAATCTCGTTATCATCAGCGTATGTGTCAGGATTGAACGGTAAGGGATATATACGAATAATAGGCTTGTCAGTTTTTTCGTGAAAATGGTCATCTATAGTGTAGTTAAACACATTCACTTCATCTGTAATGTTATTTGCAATAATAGCGTTTCTAATTAATTTGGTAACATTAATCATTTTTGCAACCTCTTAGCAGTATCAAGCATTGTTTTTAAAACTTTGTTTTTCCCTTGCTTTTCTGTTTTTGTTATAAACAATTGTGGTTTTTGGTACATTGTTCCAAATTCTGTTGCATGAATACGATGTGAGACGCCTTTAGCGTAACCAATTGTAACGATTTTCTCACTTGTGTGTCTGTCTGTTTTCACATTAGAAACAGCTATGTGATCGCGAGCATGCTTTTTAGTATTCGCAAAAGGTGTATTACTTTTTAAAAGCGGGACTAATGACATAGCCCCAGCTTTGACAATTACATTACTATTTAAATTCATTTTTAAAACTGCATTTTTCAAACCTTGTTCGATGTTATTACTTTCAATTCTTGCCCCCATTAAATGACCACCTCGCCATAGATACGCAAATAAGATTTATCTTGATAATCTGGCTTTACATATTTGATGTTAAATCTTTGCCCTTCATGCAAGACGTAATGCTTATTTGTTGGTTTATAATCACCTCGTGTATCTCTGATAATAATAGTTTTAATGAATTTGCTACCTGTATTGAGATTCGTTTGAGTGTCGGATTCTTTAGATTCTTGAATGCAAGCGAAACAAGAGTATAATATTTTCGTCTTCGGTTTCATCGGATTTCCGTTCACTCTCTCGCTTACATCTTCACAAAAATCTATACGTTCATTTAATTTATTGGAATTAAATTTCATCATTTTCACTCTCCAAAAATTGCTCAAATGAACCTCTCAATTTATGCACCGTACTTAAAACCATATGTGGCGCAAGCGATAAATCCCTATCCAAATAAGCAATACGGTTTTCAAAATAGTAACTTGCTAAAGGGTATATAGCACGAGCAAATAGAGGATGACTTTTAAACCAATCAATATATTTACTTGGTTCATCCGTAACAGCGCTAGCTATTTCATGGAATGCCCAAGAGTAATATATTTCTAATAAGTCGTCCTCTGAATTGTGATCTATTTTGCAATGCTTTTTTAATAACTTAAGTTCCTCAGCTGTTAATTGCATTCAATCACCTATTCTTCTTTTACTCTTTCAAGTATTACTCCATGCTCTTTCAGCTTTTTGTTAACATATTCAGCACGTTTTACTGTCATTTCAACACGTTTACCTGACTTTAAATACTGGCCTTTTTCCAAGTCAGTATAAGATTTCTTCACTTCATACATTGCCATAGTTTATCACCTCTTTATAAAGTATCGAGCGCTTATTATGCTTCTAAGCCAAGATCGCCTTCACCGCGTTCACTATCATCATATTCAATCACAATTGCTGATTTATAATCTAGAATTCTACAGTCTTGACGTACAGCAATCATTAAACATTCTCCGAAATGCATGTAGTCAGTCCATGATGCTTGGTATTGAGAGCGGTCAAATAAAACAATCGCATCTTTTAAGTTACCGATAATCAAAGTGTTATTACCTTTTTGCCCTAGTACTTCATCAGGTAAAATTTCGATTTTAGCTCCTAATAAACGCTGTTGCGTTTTTTCTTTAACATCTGGCTGGATTAAATAGTTTCCTAGCTTATCTTTCATTTTGTCTAATTTTGCAAACATAGTTTGCGAAACAATCGCAACATTATGTTCGTAATTTGGCTTAACATTCAGGTTAATAGCATCTTTAATATCATCTAAAGATTTTGCTTTTTTAACTTCTAATTTCTTGCCTTCTTTTTCAAAACCTGAACTTGTAGAACCCGTTGATCCTTTAGTGATAACATCAATAATTGCTTTGTTTCGTGTTGCTGCAATAGTTCGCGCCATCCATAGTTTCAATTCTTGCAAAACATTCACTTTTGCATCTTCGATTGCTTCACGTGAAATTCGGAAGTAACCACGGTGTGTATTAATGTCATATGCTAATTGGAAGAATGGTTTAACTGCTAATTCAGGGTTTTCTTCTAATTCTTCAACTTTTTCAAGGGCTGCAACTTCTGATTGTCGTACTACCGGATATTTACCAGAACCATTTGTAACACGTTTGACCGTCACATACTTATCAAGATTAAACTCAACCTCTTTTAATTTTAAAATATCTGTAACAATTTCCTCTGGAATAACTACAAATCCTGAGTCTGTTTTTAACGAACCACCTTGAATATCATTGCGTGTTTCAAGATATTCAGTAAAATCTCTAACTTCTTGTGATGTTACCTTTGTGTTTTGAATCGAAATACCTAAATCATTAATGTTTGCTTGGTTTCGATAAGTACGTGCTTCGTTTACTTCCACTGATTGTTGATTGTTTTCTGAAGTTCCATCTTTTTCTTTTAGCTTATCTAATTCTTCTTGTTTTTCTTGGATTTGAGAACGTAAATCAGTAATTTCTTGTTCTAATTTTTCTGCTTTTTCTAACTCATCGTTATTAAGTGCTCTCGTTGCATACTTCACCTTTAAATCAATTTGTCTTTTAATGTCTGAAATCTCAGATTGTAACTCTTCTTTTGTTTTCATTTAATTTCCTCCTAAAATTGGCATAAAAAAATAGACATCGCTATATTCAGCATGTCCAATGGCTGTATTTGATAATGGTGTTCAACTTCACCAAATATTATTTAATATAGAGTGTTTCTTTAGTCTTATTTCTAATTCTTTTTTACGTTGTTCTTTTTTAACGGTTTCAATACTACGTAATGCTGGTTTAACATCAGTGTCTTTGTAAGCCGGATAAGTCACTACAGAAACATCTGTAAGTTCACGAATTGCTGTTAAAGTACGTTTGTAAATGTTTTCTTGTTCATCAAAACGCACTTCATCGCCTTTATCGTCAAGCATAAAACCAAACGAACATTGATTGATGTTGCCTACACGCATGTTCTCATATAAATCACGTGCAAATGTTGTGTTTGGTAACTTACAACGATATTTAAGTCCAACATCATCAGTTTCGAGCTCCAAAGTACCCGATTTTGTCCTACCAATTATTTGCGATGGGATATGATCTACTAAACAACGCACATCAGATAAATCAGTGTTTTCTAAAGCGCGACGTGAAATCGTTTCTTTGAATCCACCAAGATTTTCAGACCAAGTGTCAAACTTTAACGCATACCCCTCTATGACCATTTCGTTGTTATCATTTGAGCGTACCTCAATAATGTTGCCAACTCTCGTTTCCTTACTCATTTTCCTCACCACCTTTCAATTTTTTATCAGTAGCTCTCGATTTATTCATCTGATACTCATCTACAAGTTCAATATTTACATGGTTTAAATCGACTCTGTGAATGCTACCATTACCGCCTGATATTGGCGCTAATCCATCACGTTGTCTAATTTCATCGATATTCATCTTTCCAGAATCAATGTTAATTTTGTCAATTTCAGCTTGTGTTTTTTCATCAACAACTCGTATTTCAGTGGTATCAAATTTAAATTCACGATTCACATATTCATCATTAAACTTAAAATTCAATTCTGCACAAACGCATGTAATATAAGGTTTTAAAGTTGATAAGTAATCTAAATTAGCATCCGTGATACTCATGTTCGCTGTTTCTATGCCGAACTTATGCAATGGAATACCAAATACACCTGCTATTTCTCTTGTTGATGATTTGTTTTCTCTGATAAGCTTTAAAACTTCTGTATCAACTTCTAATTGATCAAACGTCATTGATTCATCGAGTACGACAACTTTCCCAGCTTGTTTAGTTCCACTAAAACTTTTGTGAAATTCTTCTCTGGCACGGTCTCTTGCTTTTTTATTATCTAATACACCTTTCATTTTCAAAATACCACCAGCATGTGTGCCATTTCGCAAGAAATTATTAAGGAAATCTTTTCCATTGTTATCTGATTCTATCGTGCGACTTAATGTGTCTAACAGTGACAAACCATTTATACCATCCAACGAATAAAATTTGATGTCTAGCATATCCTCAAACTTAACATTACGTTCTATATTATTTCCGTTACTGTCTATCCTTTGATGAAAATAATACAGTCGACCTCTTGCGTCTGATTTCAATTCTATTTCGGATGTCTTTCTGAACGTTAAATTCATAGGTTCTCCTGTTTTATCACGTGTAATTTCAATATAGCCGTGCGATGTTAGTAAGGCACTAACAAACACTACTAATTTGAATATATAGCCGTTATACATTGGGTTAGGACGTGTATTTAACAAATTAACAATCCTGTCACTATAATTAATTTGGCCGTTCACTGTCACCCTAATTGGCATGCGCGCCAAATCAGAAGCAATCATCATAACTGCAGTAAAGATGTCGCTATGCCTAATTGCTTCTATATCTTTATATTGTCGTAATTTTGTTCCTTGAAAACCTGGCAAAGTTTGAACCATCATTTGCAAATCATCTTCGTTGTATTGCAAGTCTCGTTTTTCATTTTTATAAAAAATCCCCACAACTACTAACTCCTTTCTTGATTGCTTTCATGATTTAAAATCAACGAAACAACAATCAGTGTTATACCAATGCATAAAAGTCCTATATTTTGACCGAATGCTTTATACACAGAAACATTAACCACAAACAAACCTAATAAAAAAAGGATGCTAACCAAATTAGCAACCAAGAAATTAAAAAAGACATTTATTTTATTCAAGTCCATTTTGTCACCACCTTTAAAATCCGAATTCTTCGCTTTCATATTTCTCCGTCCAATTTTCTTGGAATTCGTGCATTCTAGCTTCAGTGAAAGCTGTGATAATCGAAATAATCGGATCTATTTTTTGACGATTCATTTTTTTATTTATTTTCACATTGTCTTCTCCGTCACGAATCAAAACGGCATTATTAACTGATGTTGTAAGTAACATATTATCGTTATGCTGTATTCTTTCATCTGCAACCCACATTCTAAATTCTTTAATAGATTGTGATAACGCCTTAAAACTTTGTCCCACTTCAATGAGTGGCCAATCTAAAGCCATTGATTCGATTGTTGTTATAAAACTTTGCGCATTCCAAGGGTCATAGCAAACAGCCTGTACATTCAGGTCATGCGTCGTTATAAATTTCACTATAAAATCGATAACTTGTTTATAATCAATCATGCCGCTATCTGATTGTGTAGTCTCAGCTTCGCCACGTTCAATCGCTAATTCATAATTTATTTTGTCTCTCTTAGATTTTTGTTCTAAGTTTGTTCTTAATCCAATGAAAGAATGACTATGTAAAAACACTTTTTTATCGTCGTTAGGGAAAATAAACCCTACAGATGTTAAGTCATCCAATCTCGATAAGTCGACACCTATATACACATCTTTACCATTGATATTAGGCATAGGCGTTATTACTTGTTCCCAATCTGAAATATCTAGCAAGCTATCTTCTCTTTGCGCTTGCCATAAATTGAAGTTTTTAATCAAAATCTTATGATATGATGTCCCTTTTTCTAATTCGTCTTGTATATCAGCTTTTACATTTTGAAGTATAGTTTTTCTATGTTCTTTTGATTCTAAAAGCGGCATTGCTTTAATCCACTTTGTTTCATCTTGAACTTCTTCTTGTGAATCCATTTCAGCACAATATACAAAGTAATTATCAGCTCTTACTTCTTCATTTAAAATACGTTTAATATACTTATACTCTTGGTACATTTGACTATTTAAATTGTCTCCGGCCGTTGAAACAAGTAGGGTTAAAGGATTTTTTTGTAATGTCATACCTGTTTTAAACCTTGAGTACATCTCATCATCAGGCATACTTGCCAATTCGTCCAAAATAACAACTGTAGGATCTTTACCATCAACCGCATCTGGGTTATTGGAAAGAGGTGCAAACACTGAACTACTTAATACATCTTCAATGTCTGTCTTTCTTACGTCTGTTTTTTCACGGATAAACTTGCTTTTACTTCGCATTAGGTTTACTTGTTGGCTTGCCATCTTGAATATTGTTTGCGCTTGCTTATAAGTAGATGAAGCTACATAAATTTGTCTATTAAATTTAGGGTATTGTCCAAACAACAGTTCGTTAACGGACATTCCCGATACGATTAGAGACTTACCTTGTTTTCTAGCCATACTTATATAAGCTTTAGTAAACATTCTGTATTGACCTCTACGCCAGCCGTATAAGCTCCCAACAATGAATTTCTGAAACTCCATAAGAGGCATGGGCTGGTTTGTTTTAGGGTCTGGAAGCATTTCCACAAATTTAATTGCTTTGTTAGACAAATGATTATCCCAATGGCAACCATTCGGCGGGTTCTCCATAAAAGATAGGTGACGTTTACATACTTGAATATTCTTCAAACTTGCCAAAATTTCTCCTGAAACTACCTTTTTTGCGTATTTAGTAACATAATCAGTCATTACTAATCACTCACAAATTCCATATATGGATCATCATCTTCTTTTTCATCAGGAACCATAATACGCAATCGGCTATCAATAGTTAATCCTAAAGTATTAGCTGTTTGTTGCAATCGAATACCCGCTTTTTCCTTTATGTTGAACGCCGGATTAACCTTTTGATTTCCTTTGTCGTCTTCTAAAATCAAGTCTTCGCGCTCTAAAATCAAACTTGCTTTAACAAAGTCACTATAAAAACTACAATATTGTGCTAATTGTGCTTTATCTAAGTTGGAAATTGGCAATTCTTGCATGTGCGGTAATATTCTTAAGTATTCTTGTTTCGCTATTTCATCTAAAAAGTGCGGTGGTTCAGTATCGATTTTAGAAAATTTATTTAATTGAGCTTCTTGACGCTCTTTTTCAATAATTTCTTCTTTTGTATAATTCTTGTTCGAATTTGACAAAAGCTTCTTAGGTCTACCCGCCATAAATTAGCACCTCCTACTAAAAAAACTTAAATAAAGGGAATTTTTTGAGAAGAAAACTCTGCTCCGTTCTCCAGAACCTTTCATTGACGCCCGTTTCATCTTTGGGGGGACTTCCTATTTTTATCTTTTTTAATATTTCTTCAAATCTTCTTTTGTCTTTTGGTTATGGCAAGCATCACACAAAGGCTGTAAATTACTTTTGTCTAATCTTCTTGCCCAATCAATTTTTGTTGGTACAATATGGTCAACCATAGTCGCTTGATTGCCACAAGAAACACAAATAAAATCATGTTCTAACAATACAATTCGACGCATGTTTTGCCACGTTTTCGATTTATAAAATCTTAAATACTCTGGATCGTTTCGACGTCTCAAATCATTGTAATTTTCATTTGCATATTGCTTGTGTTTATCACAATAACTTTCATTATGATTAATCAATACATTACATGTTGGATGACCACATCGCTTCATAATAGACAATGCACATCACTCCTTGTCGACTTTCTTAACATCTTGCACAGTTACTTGTCTATCATCTTTATCATTGCTAATTAACAATAAGTTTCCTATCGATCCATCAACAAGATACTTACTACCTTGAAACAATACTTTGTCTCCTTGTTTTATACCATTGTCTAAATTGATAGTCTGATTAGGTTTATTCATCAAGATAGTGTTAACACTATGACCAGCTATCTCATCCAAGTTAATACCTAACACGTTAGTAAGATTAGCTATATTCCACAATGCTTCGCTAAGTTCATTTATCATAATTCCTTTATCTATCGGTACATTACAAAACATATGCTGTTTAATTAGATCTGTAACATTGTCTGTAGATTGAGTTAAACCTAAGCCGTAACAAGTAATAGATTCATTTAAATTCAATTCATCATTGTGTGTACGTGTAGCTATCTCTTGGTACTTTGATATCTCCATTCTCCACCTCTTGTTTATAAAAATAAAAACCCTCACTTAATGTGAGAGTTCAAAATAAATATAAATGTTTTGCTACATAGCAATTATAATAAAAAACAATATGTAGCATCAAAATTAGTCCGATGTGTACGATTTGTACGATGTGTCCGAACTGTCCGATGTGTACGATGTGTCGGTTTCTTGTTGCAAGTTATAAAGTATATTTACTATATCTTTTACTCTAGAATAAAAATTGTCTCTGCCTATATCAAGAATACTCATAATCCTATTATGGCTTTCTCGTTGTTTTAACATTTGTAAAATATGATAATCTTTTTCATTCGTGATGTATTCTTCATATTCATCAATGAACGCTATCTTCTTAATCAAGTAATCGTACTTTCTAAGCGCTTTGTTTTTGTTTATAACTTTCACTAACACTTTATTGCTAGTCGTGCCTTTAGCTTTTGGCATCGCAGATTGATAACCATATTGTGCAATTGATGTACTTTCGTTATCGTAGACTTTACTGTCTATTATGTTCTTCATCCACTTGTAGTTATCTATCATTTCACGTATTTCTTTCCTGTTATACATGCAATACCTCCGATAATATAAATTACTTTTTAATATCGTTATTCATTCGCTTCAATTCAATCCTGTATTCTTCTAACCCGTTGTATCCTTTAGTTTTAACTACTTCATCAAGTAGATAATCATTCATATATCTGAGTGCTTGTATCTCTCTTGCACGATCACTATTAATACTGATACAAACTAATAGCAATATAGCAAATACAATAGTCATAGTAATCCACATCATTTAAATCTCCTCTTGTTTAAATTAATAATAATTCTTTCTTTTATCGAAGTTCTGTTTATTTTAAACTTTTGACTAAACTGTTCTTCAAATTTATCAAGATAAAGATTATAATCGTTTATTTTTCGTCGGTACTCTGAAGTGATAAAACTATCAATATGATTATAAGCTCTATTTTCATTCATTTTATTAATTATATTTTTTAAATAAGATATATCTTTTTGATATTCATTTATAATAGCAATTGTTTCCATAACAAAAGAAGGATTAAAAAAAATCTGATTTGTACTAAATTCATTGTTGAAACTCATCTTAAAATCTTCCATTGCCTTAACTCTATTTGATAAATTAATCATTTGTCTAAATCCAATAACATTTTCATACGCTTTTTTACTTTGCTTATCTAAATTATTAAAGACTTCAATATCAAAAAAATCTAAAAATTCATGCTGTTCTGTTGGAATAATATAAGCTCCAATCATCTTTTTAGCCTTTTTAAAACAATCTAAATATATCGGATATATTTGTTCTAAATTGATTTTTTTACGTTGTAAGTTAGAATCTGTAAAATACCTAAAAATCTCTTTAACTGAATAAAGCACAACACCTCCTGCTAAAGTATATATGCTTCCTATTATTTGCTCGTTCATTTTTATCTACCTCTTTATAATATTTTCTGAAAAGGAATCTATAATTTTATACATACCAAAAATTCCTAATGCATTTATTATCACTCCATCATCAATAATATATATGGATATTAAGAAAGCAAACAGCAAAACGATCAAATCATAAATAAATATTCTCATTATTCACTCACCTCCGCTCGAAAGACGTAATCACTCGACGCCTCTACATCATCATTAGCCGTCATCATAATATATACTTGCTCAGTTACATACTTACCTAACTCGTACATTGCTAGTAGGAATAATAATCTTAGTATTTGCTTAATCATTTCCCACACTCCCTTATATTTTCAAACAACTGACCCACTTTAATAACTGCACCTCTTTTAACTTGCGCCTCGTACCTCTCTTTCGCTTCTTCTTTACTCTCTGCCTCAACAACTGTAAACCTTTGATTGCTCTTAGCTTTAGTTATGTGTGTATGCTTGCGTCCTGTTGAATCTTTGAATGTTGTGACTAGGTATTGTGTCACTTCCCCAAAACCTCCTTGACTCGATCTAATATGTCTTTACACGTATCCTTTTCCTGCGTCTGCTGTTCCATCTTGTCTTTCATGATTCCTTTTCATTTTCTTTTTGTATGCGTCAATGAGTTGGTCGATAGAATATAAGTTGTAAGCTATGTCTATCACTATAACAATTGCTTGTTGGTCGGGATAAAATTCTTTGAATATTATCTGTGGTGTACTAACAACTGCGTCTTGAGCAAATTCTTTATCTTTAAAATTAAACATTTTGTGAAATTCTGTATCTTTAAAACTTGATTCAATCGCTTCTTTTATCTCTTCTGATGACACTCCTACTTGATTCGCAATACTCAATCCAAACGCCAACATGTCAGCTAATTCATCAAGTTGTACGTCTAACGGCTTACCTGGTTTCTTCTTCCAGTTCTTAAACGTTTCCAATGTATTAAACCATTCAAAGAATTCAACTACATATGCTATTTTGCTATCTCGTAAGTTCAGCGTTGGTATTCTATCGTCGAACTCCTTTTGTATTTGTAATAACTCTTGTAACTGATCAATTGTTAATGTGTTAGTCATTTTCCTGTGCCTCCTCATATTTATAGACAACTTGACCCGTCATAATCCCTACTGCTTCATCAAGTTCAATACCTTCTTTAACTGAATGTTGAATAGCATTTGTCATTCCCTCAAGTATTTCATCAAACGCTTGCGCTTTCTTATATACGTCCTCAATCTCTTTTAGTAATCCCTCTGTGTCATTGCCGTTATACGCACTAGCACTTATAACGGATTGTTCTATTTGTTCACGGTTATTCATTAGTGTCTTCCTCCATAAAAGTTTTATTGTTTAATTCCATTCCAAATTTAACTCTTTCACCATCTTTGCCAAATTCGTTTATTAAATCTTTTTCAACGCTCTTGCAATACCTATCCCATGCACTTGCTTTCTTCTCCAGCTCTTTGTTGCGTTCTCTTAACTTACCTATATCCCCAATAAGCTCATCACGTTGCTTCTTGTACTCATCACGTTGTTTTCTCATCTTCTTCAACCTAGCGTCCATTACACCTAGTTGGACCCCTGTTTCATAGTTCATTCTGTTACCTCCAATAAATGTGATGATTCAAATATGTTGCCTTTAACCTCACAGTCATATCTAAGGAAGGATTTTATGTCTATATACTCAAAGTAATCATTTTCGGAGACTGCGCCCTCAAACATAAAATCTTTTAATTGAATACCATTTACAACATCAATAGATATTACTGCTCTATTAATTGTTCCTATTACAGATTCATCGTCTGGCATCTCTAATATTTCATCTTCAAACTCAACTATATCTCCCGCATATATTTCGTTGTTGTTTTTGTCTTTAAGTCCTGTACTTTGCATAAGTTCTACATCTTTAAAATCTCTTGCATGTATTAAAGCTTCTGCTTCCGCGTAGTTTTCATAGTGAACTTCAGTCTCAATGAAGTCGAATCCTACAACATCGTGTATTCTTCCTGTATATTCGTCCCACACTCGATATTTCGGCATCATACTACTACCTCCACTTTTTCGACCTCTATGCTTGCAGTTTGGAACGGGAGCTTTTTACGAGTCAGTTTTAATACCGTATTCGTGGCTTCTTCCTCATTCGTACTTTGCACAAAATAATGCTTTTTTAATTTATAATTACATTTAGACGCTAAGAACTTGATACAAAGACTTACTTTATAGGTTTGCATCATTCTACCAACTCCCCATCTTTCCAGATTAACGTCATAGTTAGGTCGTCGTTTAAGATATAGTATGCTTTAGGGGAATAAAGCAAAGAACGCTTAATCGAATAGTCATTGTAAACGGACATTTTTCCGTCTTTGTACATTTTTACTAACTTCGGTATTACAGTTTCTTCCGTGATTTCCTCTTCATATTCGACTTCAAAAGTGTCATCGGCTGATATATATTCTCTTAAGATGCACTTTCTTCCGTCGTAAAGATGGAAATACACATATGTTTCATTACTCTTGCCTTGCGCATAAAATTTCTCTCCTCTTACTAATTCAGGGTTCTCCCATGCCCACTTAATTAATTCATCTAATGTCATTTCTTTTTTAAATTTGATTTTCATTTTTATATCTCCTCTAAAATAAAGTTAGTTGCTTCTGTTCCTCGTATTCCAAACCATGTTGCTTTATATATGTTTCGAGCTCTTCTGCTGTATCAAACATCTTTTTAACGCCTTGCCAACCTGGTACGATATGCCCATGAAAGTAATAAGTGCCGTTTACTACATGAATATGTGCCACTCGTTCGTTATCCTGATACAGATATCTCTTAGATCCAAAGAATTGATTTAGGTATTCTTTGCGTGCGTTATCTGTCATGATCTACTTCTTAACTTTCACGAATATGTCGTTTTCCATCAGGTAGCACGCATAACGTCCTCTTGGATGTTTCTGTGGTACATTAAACAAATGTGGCTTCTTTCTTCTTAGCTCAGCCTCTTTCTTTTGCTTTCTTTCCAATTTGCGTTCGAGTCTAGCTTGTTCCAGTCTTTCTATTGTTTTCTTTTCTCTGTACTCGCTTAAACGCGTACCTTCTGGTGCGTCCATTGCTTCATGTAGTTCCCAACCGTCTTTTACTCTCTTAGAAACCATTCCAGCGGTTATACCGTGACTTTCTATTAATTCCATTTCAAATTTACTGAACCTATAAGGTTTATCGTTTATTGTTACAATTCTTGCTTTTCTCGCCATTTTATCCACCTCTTATATTTCTTCTATTCGTATGATTATTTTGGGCTCAATTCCATAACGCTTTGAGCTAGTTATTTCTGTAATTTGGTTATCGTCTTTCCATACATGGCCATTACAAGCATCTAATACCGTTTTAATTAAGTTGTCGATATCCGGCTTAGTCACTTTATACTGCCCAACCATTTCGCTTTTCTTTTTCTTCGACCACGATTTAAGCAATGGAAAGTAAAAGTCTAATTCGATTTTTAGTGCGCGCTCTAGATTTAACTTAGGCATTTGCCCTTGTATATACGCTTTATGCTTTGTGTAAGACGTTGGCATGTAAGTTTGAACAAATCTACCTGTTTTACGAAAGCGTGGACGGGGCGACCCCATCGGCGCATTAAACACTTCATTAAATTTAATTTCTATCTCCATGTAATCCCTCATATATATTCAAATAAGCTTGTTTGGTGTCCTAACTCCATTTGTTCATTATCAATAAGTGTATTTAATTCATAATCGTCTAAATACCAACGACGACCATTAAATTTTGTTTCTTTTATTCCAACAACTAAATGCCGACCATCTTTAAAATGTGGTGTAACTGAAAACATTTTGTTGCCGTCATGATCAAATAGATAGTATTTATCAAATGCATCCATTTTCAATCACTCCCATTTGCTATTTAGACGCTTAATAAAAGCTTCTCTGTCTTTCTCAAGGTTTTCATCTACTTCCGGCGTTTTCGTTTCTCTCGTGCTGTCTGTGAGCCATTTGGGTGTTTTTTCTTTCGATGGTTTAACATAAGGTTTATTAGTTTGCTTTTTGCTTTCCAGTTGTTGCTTTTCAAATGCACGTACTTGTTCAATAGATTTCAAGTTTGCATTAAGCCATGTATTCAAAATGCTTTTAGCATATCCCCAAGTAACTTTATTTCTGTCTTTAGCGATTTTAAGTGATGCGGTAACTATTTGATCTGAATCATTTTCAAATGAATCAAGATAGTAATTTAAATCGTCTAAATTGTAAGGAGTTATGAAACCGAATCCGTTATCTTGGAAGAAGTCGAAGGCAGCTGCCTTCTTCTTCTCATTATTCACATTCTTTTCATTATTATCTTTATTATCATTATTGTTTGTGTTGGTTTGATGTTGTTTTGATGTTGGATTGATGTTTGACTGATGTTGTTTTGATGTTGGTTTGATGTCGTTTTGATGTTGGTTCCTTCCCTGCTCACTTTGATAAAAGTCATAATTGACAATGGTTATAAGGGTATATTTTGATGTTGTTTTGACTTCTAACATTCCATCACTCTCGAGTAAGTCAAGGAAGGTTTTCACTTTAAATCGTGACCAGTTAAAAAGGTCAGACAAGGTCAAAATCGATGTTAATCTTTGTCCTCTTTCTACGGTTACAATTTGGTTTCCAATAGGCACTTTTGCCTTTGAATGATTCGCTTCCATGAGTAAATATATCCATGCTTCAAACTTTGAAAATGTTCTCTTTTCTTTAAATAGCCAATGATTTTGAATTGAGCGATCAATACTTATCCAACCAGTCATATACACACCTCACTTTCAAACCGGTTAAATTAGAATGGTAAATCATTGTCATCTATTTCAATCGGACCATTTGCATTCGCAAACGGATTATCTTTTACTGGTTTGTTATTTGAATATTGCGATTGTCCACGTGTTTGTTGTACTTGTTGTTGGTATAAATCTTGTTGAGTGTCATTTGAGTTTTTCGGTTCTAAAAATTGAATACTATCAGCAATAACTTCCGTAACATATACACGTTGACCTTCCTTATTTTCATAATTCCGCGTTTGTAACCTACCATCTACGCCCGTCAACGATCCTTTAGATAGGTATTTATTAACGTTCTCTGCTTGTTTTTTAAATACGATGATATTAATAAAGTCTGCCTCGCGCTCTCCTTGTGCATTCGTAAATGTGCGGTTAACTGCTAATGTGAATGATGCTACATTTACACCACTTTGAGTGGTTCTTAATTCTGGGTCTCTAGTTAAACGACCAACTAATATTGTTCTGTTTAGCATTTATAAACCTCCAACATAAACGGGCGCGCCCGTCACTTTTTGTATTTCACTTTTAATGTATTTTGCATTTGAATTTTGACTACTTAAATGAATTAAATGTATTTCTTCGAGTCTAGTTAAATCATTTGCTTTTAACATTCCGATAGCATGTTCTAAGCTAAAATGAGACTCCATAATTCTGTTTGCTAATGTGCTGTGCACACTGCCGTTTTTTATGTTTTCCTGCATTTGTTCATAGATATAATTAACTTCTAACATCATGTGCGTAATGCCGTTAAATTTGTATTTCAAATACTTTGTATCAGTAACATACAGAACCTTATAACCTAATGTACTTTGTAATAAGAAAGCCACAGGCTCGTTAGCATCATGTTCGATGTCAAACGGTAGAATTGACCATGTGCCTATTCGCAGCTCTTGCTTTGCCTTAATCGTGCATAAGCGATGACTTTCAAAATTCATAGCTTGTTGTGTTCCAGCAGTCATATAGCTGATTACACCATTGTCGACAAACTGCTTTGTGTACTTTGCATGATCACCATGTTCGTGTGTGATAAGACACCCTGCTATATGTCTTGTTTTATATTTAAAATGCTTTTGAACACGTTCAAATTTTATACCTGACTCAAGTAGTAACGTAGTACGTCCATCATTTAAGACGTAGCAGTTACCACTTGAACCAGTTGCTATTGTTTCAATTAAAATGGCTCTTCTTCGCTTTCTTTTTCTGTTGCAGGTTCTTTTATTTCTTCAAAGTCAGATACATCAATAGGCTTATCATTTTCTAATTCTGTGTATTGTGCTTCTTCGAGAACTGGTTGTTCAAAGTCCAATTGTTCTTGATTTGCATTTTCTTCAACTTCTGCGTCCAACACTTCTTTGCGTTGACGTTGTTCGGATTCTTGTGCGTATTTGAAAAGATTGCTATCTGTTGATGTGTTGATATAACGTTTAGCAGCTCTATTGATAACTGTTTTTTTAGCCATTTCTTCTTTGAAATTATTATGTGTTTTAGAATTTTGTAATGCTTTTTCATCTTTAATCATTGATGACTGCATCCATGCTTGTTTAATTTGTTCAATAGTCATGACTTCAATATAGTTATCTCGTCCATCATTAAATACGATTGTGCAGTACGCACCGATAATGTTTTCTTTGTCGATGTTAAAGAAGTCTTGTTCGTGTTTAATCGCTTTGATACGTCCTGTTCCTCCCATTTCTTGCTTGAATGTATCGCCTTTATAAATCACTTGAGCAACAACATCTTGAGCACCTGCATCACGTTTTAACATCATTACATTACCGTGATAGCTACGTTGTAACTGCATTTTGTTGCCGTAAGGAATAAAGTAGCATTGATTTTTAGCTGGATTTAAACCTTGCGTTACCATGTCTAATAAGGCATTTGCTTTGCTTGTATCGTTACAACTCATTAATTTGTTATCTTGGCTGATTTGTAACCATGCTTGTTTCATGGCATTACTTGGTGAATAATCATTTGGCAATTCCAAATTGCCTTGTGACTCTAAAACTCTCACTTTGTTTAATACGTTGTCAGATACGTTCTTTTCTTGTACTAATTGTTGTTCAATAGTTTGTAATTTATTATTTTCAGTCATTTTATATAGTCTCCATTCTTATTTTTTTATCTTGTTCATTTACTATCAATTGAATTTGTTGTGATTCTGTTTTGATAAGCTCTGTTACTGATTCAGCATTATCAATAAATATTGGCGCTGTAACTTTAAAATGTTTTGACAGTGTATTGATGATATCTAAGCCAACATTAATTCTTGAGGCGTTATTTAAACCGCTGTCGTATTCGACGCCGTTAACCGTTGTGGAACATGTTTCTTCTAATTCGCCGTTAACTAAGGTATTGAATAACTTAAATTCAGCAATCTCAAATTCATTATTGATATTTTCAGTAAGCATTTTGACTTTTGTTGTTGTAAATTCTTTTAAGATATAAAGGTCATGTGAATACTTTTCTTTTTCATCCAATAATCTATCTTCTTCATTTCTTAATTCAGAAATAACATCATCTAGATGTTTATTTGATTTTTCGATTGATCTTGACACTTCAATTTCTGATTTTTCTTGAGTAAGTTCGCTTATTTTGTCATCTATTCCTGAAACGTTATCTTGAATAGTTTTCCTAATGTTCGAGCGTTTTTGATTAATCTCGTTTATCTCTAACATTACTGCTTTGTATTCGTCAGTTTGTGTAACGTCAACATGAGTCGTTTTCAACTTATTAATTTTGTTTTGTATTCTTGCTGAACGCTCTTCTGCTTCGTTGATTTTAATTTGTAGATTATTGTTGTCATCCTCTAACTTCTCGATGATTGGCTTTATTTTCTTTCCTTCTGAAATAATGTGATTGATAGATGTTTGTATTGTTTCTAATTCTTTCGATTTTTTTACATTGAATTTCTGTAAAGCTTTTTCTCTTGCCTCATTCACTTGTTCAGTTGGTAACTGTTGACCGCAACAGCTACATACATTGTCATCAAGATGTTCAAATTTTTGATTTTTAGATTTTTCTAAATCACTTTTTAGTCCTTTGTGATTTTCCAATAATTGATTACGTCTATTTTCTTCATGCGTAATTTGTTGTTTGTTTTGCTTTAATCTCGTTTTAAGGTTCGCAACCGTTCCATTTTCAACGTGTAACTCATTTGTTAAAGCATAAATTTTGTTCTCATTACTTGCGCTGTTATTGTCTTCTATGCGTTTCAATTCTGATTGTTTATCAGCTAATTGATTACGCAAATTAATTTCTTCCTTACCGTTTTGAATATCTATACGCTCATTTTCAAGTTGCTCAATTTCTTGTTTGATAATTGCGTATCTATCGTTATCGAATTCTGGTACATCCTGCTTATTTTGTTGTGTTTGATTAATACGTATCGGAATATCTTTGATGTCTTTGTTAATCTGCTTTATCTTGTCAGTAAGAATCTTTTTCTTTGTTTCAATTTCATGATCACCAAGAATATTATTTAATTTTTTAAAGTCGTTATTTGTTTTAATGACATCCTCATCATTAATTGGTTTTGCAATTTCAAATAACAAACTTCTTCGTTTCTTCCAATCGAGTAAATTAAATGCTTGGGGATTTGTAATCAACTTGAATACATCTTCATCAATTAGTTCATCAATACGAGCTTTATAATCCTTTACTTTTATTGATTCATCATTGATATATTGTTTCTTTGTTCTACTTCGTGAGTATTCCTTGCGATTCGTCTTTTGATTTATTGTGTATTTAGGATGTGACTCTTTTTTGAAAGTCGTTATTTTTCCGTCGATTTCAAATTCTGCGAAAACAGTCGGAATTAACTCATAATTTTCTTCGTTTTTTTCGTTTAAAGGTACAGGGTTAAATGATTTGGTTGATCCGTCCAAACCTTTATCGAAAAGCAGCCATTGTAATGCGGTTGCAGTCGTAGTCTTACCAGTCGCATTATTGCCGTATATTTTTGTGTCTTTACCGTCAAAGTTAAAGCTTTCTTCTTTGATTCCAGCAAAGTTTGATATTGTTAGCTTATTTATTTTTATATCCATCATCATGCTCCTTTTTTAATCTTTCGGTGACCTCTTAACACCTCGATAATTAAATTTTTTATTCGTTCGTGGCTGTCCGGATTGATTTCATGTATCTGTACAAGCTTATTGTTCGTTTTGTAACTGTCGTGATAGTGCAAGAAATTAATCGATAAGTATCCGTGATGATTACGTTCAATTTCCAATAATGCTCGTTGGTTTGACAAAGTATATTCGTCGAATAACGTCTTAAAAATATTCAATATATTTCTTTCTGTATCTCTCATGCTTATACCTACCATCTCATGACTAAGTTAATTAGCCTGTCTCTTTCGTCTGTGTTCTCTTCAATCCATTCATAAATAGATTGATTTAATATGTCTAATGCTGTGTATAGATCATTCTCATCTGTTATATTTATACCGTCGATAAATCTATCTTCTAAATCTAAGACATTCACTAGAATGCTGTAATCTTGTTTCTTAACTGCTAATTTAAAATCGAATCCGTCTACATTAATTACTTTTTGACATACATCGCCAATTTTGTAGTACATTGTTGACACTTCCTTTATTTCGTTTTATATTGAATATGCATTAATTTTCTAATTGTTTAGACTGTTACTCATTGCCGTGAGTAACAGTTTTTTTATTCTTCATAAAAGTATTCCTTATAAAATATGAATGTTGCGATACTTGCGAATCCCGCAATCGACCATGCAGTAGTGAAGTATAGAAACGGCATAAGTACAATTGCTAAGACTGTAAAGCACAGTACTGCTACTAGGTAGCTTTTATAAATGTTGCTCATTTTATTCTCTCCTTATATATTTCATTGAAATGCTCATCGACGAATTTATTCATCTTTCTTGCGTTAAATCTCCAGCGATTAAAATTCTCATCTGGGTAATGCACAATTCCTTGCGCTCTTAGTTCTTTTTCAAATCTAGGATGAAATAGTAATCTGTCCTTGATAGTCTCATCAGATGCAATTTTTAATTTCTTCTTTAAGTCACTCATGTTCCATACAGGGTCTAATGTATAACCAATTAGCTCATCATATTCATCTTTTGTGATAAGTACATGTGTTTCAGGTATTGGAACGGTTACGTTTAATACATGTGGCATTTCTATCATTCCTTTCGTGTATAATGTTGTTATCTCCTACAGAGAGGAGGTGAATATTATGAAAAACTACTATCACCTTTTGTCTTTCGATGACGATTTAGCTAATGATGCAGCCAACGATCTGTTAAAAGAAGGTTGGGATATCGTTCATGTTGGTACAAAATTAGTTAAAATTTTGGATAATGGACAAGCGTACTACAATACTGAATACGTTCTGGGCGGAACTAAAAATCAGTATGAAAAATATTTAGAAGATTGCCAGCAGTCCGAGTTAGATTATTTTTAACTTATGTTTTTCTGCGGTTATTAGCTAAATACTTTTGTTCTCTATCAATTAGGTAGAGAACTTTTTTAATTTCAGTGTAAGAAAATTTTTCTAGTTCAATACATTGATTAATTACAGACATTAAATTCTTTTGTTTATTATTTAAATTCTTCTTTTGGATTTTTAAAGAATAAAGTTCTTTCATATCTTCCATATTGTTTATGCTCCTTTCTGCTATACTCCTATTAAGGAGGTGAATTCGTATGAAGTTAAAACACGATTGCATACGTGAAGTTCTTTTAGTTATAGAGAGTGATTTAAAATTAAATAATGTTCTAGATAATGAAGACCTAGAAAATACAATTAAAAATTTCTCACGTGAAGACATCGAATACACTGTTAAACAATTGACCGGTGCAGGTTATATAGACGCTGAATTCTATATGGAAGGTTATTTTGTTAAACATATGAATTTTTCAGGTCACAACCTTTTGGATGATGTTAGAGATGTCGAAGTTTGGAGAGAAACTAAAGCTAAAGCGTCAAAAGTTTCTTCGGTTTCAATCCCTATAATTCAACAAATCGCATCGTCAGTCGTTAACAAGATGCTCGGGCTATAGTAATTTAAATTCAACACCGTCTATTTGAACGAACAGATTATCTAAGTCAGGTATTTTCTTTTTATATAAATCAAACCTTGATTTGATATCTGCTAATAAATAATGTTCCAAATTCCCAATTGATAATAGTCGTCTATTACCTTCTTCGTCATAGTAGTAATAGATGACTTTTTTGTTTTGAGCTTGCATTGTTCGTTCCTCCTGTTAAGCAGTTACGTTAGCTTCATAACCGAATTCAGTCATGATTTCATGTATTTTCAATCTGCCTTTTTGTGTCCATCTAGTTTGTAAAACTGTGTCTTCTCTACCGTCAGAGCGTACAATTGCTATAGTGTCTGATTCTGTGTAACTCTTGCCCATGTGTTCTGAGTAAAGCACCCACTGTTTATTTACTTTTCGTTGTAATCTAGCTTCGTGTAGTAGTTTGTTTAACTTTTGTGCTGATATACCGTAGTCTGCCGCGATTTGAGTTGTAGCTAATGTGCCAGTTGATTTTAAGATTTCATCAACATAATCTGCTTTGGGTTTTAGCTCTCCGATTTCTTGTTGTAAAAGTAAGTTTTGCTCTTTTTCTTTCTTATACTCAGTCAACACTGTAATGATGTAGTCTGGATCTTTTAATGTTTGTTCAATTACATTGTCTGTTGCGTAGATACCGTGTTTGCGAATAGCTGGTAGGACATCTGATGTTACCCAGCGTTTGAATTTTCTAGCGGTTTCTCTAATTTTTTCGTTTTTGCTTTGTTTAGAAGCATCGAAGATTAGACTGTATAATCCTGATTCGTTGATAATGATCATATTTCTGTTTTGACCTGATGCACTAAATTGGTGCGTCAGCTTGTCCTCGCTATCAACATGATTTCTAATGGCATTGTCTGCTCTTGCATATCCTAAAATCTCAGCAATATCTTTTCCTACAAAATAAGGTTCGTTTTCAATTTCTACTGTTCTTACTGGTAGCTCTTTAAAATTAAATGTTTGTAATGCTTGCAT